TTTATTTATCCTAGCTAATTGTTCCGCTGATAGTTCATCACTTTCAAACATTCCTGTTTCAGGATTAAATGTTGCACCACCTCTACCTTTTCCTAAGTTTTCACTTAATTTAGCGTAATCACTTCTAACTTTTTCTGCATAGTTACCAAATGCAGATCTAACGTTAACACCAAAAGGATCTTTAGATAAACCTGTTGTATTTTCACCAAATACTGTTGGACCTGTGTAACCCATGTTAGCTTTTATAAATTCTTGATCTAATTTAGGTAATGTATCAAACCTATCCATTGATCCAAGAATCATACTAATAGGACCAATGCCTTTAAATTTTTCTGCTAAACCTGCTAAACCTTCTTTAGCACTACCAAGTCCTTGTTGTATTTTACCAGCTGTAGTTAGCTCTAAAGGAATATCTGTACCAGATGCAATATACTCACCCATATCTGGTCCAGTTAATTCTTGTTCTCTATAACTTGGAAAACCCATAAAAGTTTTAGCTCTCATCGATTCAGGTAGTGCATCTATTAAAGGTGTAGGCATATTTGAAAAATATTTATTTGACGTATAATCATAAAAATTATCAAAGTTTGTCATAGGATCACCAGCTTGTAATGCTCCACCTCTACCACCTCCACTCATTGGTAATGTAGCTATACCTGCTGCACCAGTATTAGCATCAGTTGTAATTTGACCTTGTGGTATTTGAAAAGGTGATGCTAGGAACCGATCAAAAGGCACATAGTTAAACCCTGCATCTCTTATTCCCTGGTCTATGGGGTCTAGTATCATTTTGTTTCTCCAAATAAATCAAGACTAGGCATGATCACCCTGACGTCTTTTCTAATATCTTGTTCAGGAATTCCTTTTGTTTTCCATTCCTCATCATTCTTGTATATCTCACCTGTTTTAATATTGCTAATGGTTTCTATTATTTCTTTTGGCTTTATTGTTGGTATATCTTTCACTACGCTGTTACCTCTCTTGGCTGTATTTCTAATATAGAAGCTATGACGTGCAGCTCATTTGCGTCAGCAGCTTGTACTTTTAATACCTCACTTTCCTCCATAACAAGAGGTTGAGTTAAAAGTTCTGTTGTGGCTTTAGATGCTATAGCTTTGTCTTTAAATAAATTAAATATAGCACCACTAGAATTAACCAATGTTATAGTTATCGTGGTCCCTGATCCGGCATCCTCGGATATTAATAATGATTTTACAACTGTAGTTGTAGCGCTTGGCACCGTGTACAATGTCGTAAGATCTGTTGTAGTTAAATCTACTTTTTTATTTTTAAAACTATTAGCCATTAATTTAAAAAGAAGTTAAATGCTTCTATCTCCTGTTTTAATTCTTCTTGGAAAGTAGAATTTAATTTTTCTACAATCGCATCAAGATCTCTAACCTGCGCCTCTGCTGTTGGCAGATCATACTCTTCACTTGGTCTTGTCAATACTTGTACTATTTTTGCCATTATCTTCTCCCATCTGGTTGTATATCTAATCTAAAAGTTCCTAATTTCCAACTCTGACTAGCAGCCGTATTTGCTACTTTTAATGAGATAGCTCTAGCTCTTGCACGTGTATCTACTTTTTGTGTAGATGATGAAACTGTAAATGGTCCTAAAGATGAACTGGCTCTACTATCGTTAGGGTAGTTTCTTAATTGTAATGTTACTTGTGTGTTACCTGTTTGAGATATAAAGTCTGGTATAAATCTTCTTATCTTCATTATAAACTCACCATCTCCTCTAAGATCATGCATACCGGATTGAGCTCCTCTAATAATTCTTTGAGTAATGTCAAAATCTCCTGATTCTATACTAGCAACAATAGCAGTTGTTGCTCCACCTTGAACTTGATCAGTCCCTGTTTCGTGTTCATAGTATATAGTAGATCCTTCAGTGTTACCTACAACATCAAAAGATGTATCAACACTTGCACTATATTCTAATGCATGAGGTTTACCAAATACTGCAGAATCTTCCCACATAGTTCTAGCTAACGATCCAATAGTCCATACCGGTCTTTTTGGTGACGAATCGAAATAATTATATGTAACCATTCTGTTAACAACAGATGATCCTGTTGTTGGATAAAACCATGTGACTTCGCCAAACAAATTATTTAATCCTGCTGATACCATCTGATTACCAGATTCTAAATTTATGTTATCATAAACAAAATCTTCTACTAAACAAGGTAGTGATTCTAGTTTACCAGCATATCTAAAGAAACCATTTTCTGACATCCAATACGCGGCACCATCAACTTCAACACATGCATTCTGCCCTGCAAGTCCGCAGTTAGTTCCAACTTGTGCAAACGCAAAAGTAAACGGAGCACCTACAAAACGTTGTGTAAATAACGCTGTATCAGTCCAAACATAAATAGCATCACGACCCCTAATCGCTCCTCTAATCTGTGAACCGTCAGCTAGTCTTTGGTTACCAGCTGTATTGGTTGCTGTGGGTGTATAAGTATTTATATCTTCTTGGTCTGAAAATCTTATAAACATATCATCTTGTGTTGATGTATCGCCTATCGTTGTTTCTGTTCCAAAGAATACTAAGTGTCTGTCCGGTGTAGATACTATCATGTGTCTGGACGCAGTTGGTGCACCAGATATAATTGTTGCTCTAGTTGTTTCTGCGTTTGTAGCTGCTGAGTCCCATTCAAATACAGCGCTATCGTGTATTAAACAAATAGCCTTGTCACCAAAATTATCTAATGACCACATACCAGGTTCTAATACTAAGTCTCCCGATGCTGCTTCACCCCATGCTACAAAATTTGTTGAGCTGGTTACAGTTGCTCCACCACTATGTGCAGCTTTTGTTGTACCTCTAACTTCTCTTGTTACACCTGTTAACTCATTACCAGATATACCTGTGTAAGATATTTCTTCATTATCTATTTTTATAAAGTTTGTACCAGTGCTTGGAAACTGTGATACATCTCCTAATATAATACCTGTAGTTACAGTATCATTAATACCATTTGTTAAAGTTGTTGTAGGTTCACCCGCTACTTCACCACCCCATGATCCTAGTGACCAACCAAAACCTTTTGCCTGTACCGCTGGTCCAACAGGA